GCGATTTGTCGGGACTCGATTTCCGAAACAATCTCCAGTGCATCCATCAGTTTTTTCTCAGCATCCTTGAGTTTGCTTTGCGTAGCCTCGTCCTCAGTTTGGTTTCGGACGTTCTGGATGCTAAGTGCGGTGTCAATCACCGCCTCGCTCAAGCGGGTCATGGCGTTTCTCCTTTTTCCGCGAGGATCATTCATCCTCGTTCATTATCATAAACAAAATGCCCCACTTTGTCTACATCCGTGCGAATGACGGACATTTTGACTTTCCCGCTCTCGTCCGCGCTCGAAAACCTCATGCCGCAATCTGGGCAAGATGCCTTTTCGCTTTGAGGCGTAAAGGCTTCGCAGACATCGTGAGATACAAAGCATTTTTTGCACGTTGCTTTTTTCATTTGATTCGATCCTGTTCCATGAATTCGTGTAATTTTTGGGGGAGACAAGATGCCTCAACATCGGTGTAATATCCGCGCAGGGCGCGGTGCATGATGCGGTCGGCAGTTTCTGTCCATAGAAGGGCGTTCTCCCACGCCCATCTCCAAGCAGCAATTTCGGAGTGATACCGGGAAGCGTCAGGCTCTTGATGGGTTCCTAAGATATGCCCCAATTCATGCAGGGCAGAAACATAGTATCCCGTGTTTCGGATGGGGCGGGTAGAAATCATCCGCATTCTGGGCCTCGCCCAATATGCGGTAGCAAGATTGTTATCAAATCTGATAACTATATCGTTCTCTGCCGCCAACTCAGCGACATGAATAAACATCTCAATCCGCTTGACGGGTTCTCTCGTTGTTGTGGTCATTTTGGTCACTCTCCGTTTCGTATTCCATGATCATCGAATCAAGGTCAGCACGAGAAAAATTTGCCCGTTTCTTCGGGACGATCCGCTGATGGTATTTGCGGGTTGCGAGGTCTCGCGCATATTGATTTCGATTTGTCATGTTTAGACTTTTAAACATGCCCCGGCTTTTTGTCAATCTTTTTGTAAGCGCGTTTATGATGACTCTCGCAGTAAACGGACCCCTTCTTTACGGGCTTCCCGCAAAAGTCATAAATTTCGTCTCCATCCGGCCAACGGCAGTCCCCCTTTTCGAGATCACATATCCTTGTGACTTTTGGCGGTTGTGCCTTTGGTTTGATTGGGTTTTCCCTTTGGGGAATGCCAAGCCGCGAACGTCTGCCGATTACAGAGTTCTTTGTTTTCCCAAGGGCTTCCGCGATTGTGCTGGCGGGCAATCCTTGACCCCACATTTCTTTGAGTTGATCGTCTTCTGATTCTGTCCAGACTCTTTGGCCTACATATTCTTGCATTTTAATTTCCGCTTTCTAACTTGGCGAGGGCTTTTTGTGCGTTATGTTTTAAGTACGACAATGTGTCATGTTGCTTATGGAGTGATAGATCAAAGTGAGAGTCAGCAACCTCTCGCACAACCGCCGCCAGTTCGTCGCGGTGTTGCGCGATGCTCTGGTTAATACTGTCCCATCGTTTACTGCGCGACTCCAACTCCGCTATGCGGTTCTCTTTGTCGTCGAGGGCGTCGGCTGCTTCTTCGTTAAGAGTGTCGTCCATCCACCAATCAGGATATCGCAACCGCTCTTGCAGTGTCTTGTCACTCATCATCAAGCCCCTCGCCTTCGGTGACTTTCTTGCAAGCCATCCCGGCTAATATCTGCACAGTGGTAATGAATCACTTCATAACCTCACGCAAAGCCGCAGTCATATATTTCTTGTTAATGTCGATCATTTTGTTTTCCAATGCGCTCTCTCTGATTTAGCCATCAAACGCGCCCATTCCCAAGTTGCGTCTTCGTATGTGCTTATAATCCCTTCTTTCTGGATGCTCTTCGGCCATCCTGTTTTTCTCTCAACGGCAGCCTTCCCTAACTTCTTTCCTATCTCTTGCCGTTCTTCTTTGGACAAAAGCTGCATTCCGCGCTTCCCGTTGTGGACTCCTGTTGCCATTTTACACTCCTATTTTCGGCCAAACGTATTCAAGGTCGTGCGGTTCGGTCCAGCCGAATTGGCCGTACCACTCCGGGTTTTTGCGAAGCAGGTTTGATCGGTGCGAAGCGTGGAAATCTTCGCTTCCAAGCCAAGGCGGCGGCCCGCTATCGCGCAATCGATCCATGTGCATGTTGATTTCTTCGACGTGGTGAGGGTAATCTCTGCCGCGCTCAGAAAGCGCCCGCAACCCAGCAAGAAGGTATTTCCCGAGATGATATTCGTAACCGCGCCACATTTTTGAGGCGGGATGATTAGCCCACTTGCCGCGAAGCAATGTAATGCCTTCGCGATAGACTTGGTTGCCAAGTCTGGCCTTGTCGAGGCACCGCATAGATTCGATGTAACTTGGATATGGCAAAAATGTCTGCATTTCGATCACCACAGTTTCGAGATGTTGTCGAGGATGCCGAGACGTTTTGCGTGGACACCATCCCGCTTGGCGTGTTTGACAATGGTTCGTGCCATGCCCTTTTTTGGAAGCTGGAAAAATGGCAGCGTGACATCACAGGTTGATCCGTCATGCAAGACTCCGTGGCAGTAAGAGACATCCCAAGCAGGGAAGCCGGAATCAGTGACTAACCGCAATCGCGTGACGCGCTTGAGCCGCTTGTCCGCCCAATCGACGCAGCCAACATGATTTGATTCTCGGTAGTGATTTTTGACATAGGCTGCCCCATTGACGAGGCTACCAGTTTCATTTGGATAGAATGTGGTCATTTTGAGTCTCCGTTGTTGTAGTTTAGAAAACTAAACAATTGGGGCGCGAAGTCAACCAGAAAAATCATATTTTTTGAATTAAATTGCGTTGAGGCTTTTGTCGAACTCAGATTTGAGCCTGTTAAACGCCGTAATGATTTGCGGGTTGTCGCGCATTTCTGTTCGGCTCTTGATACCTAACAAGGCGCGGAGTCCGTTGGCGATATGGTCGGGGTTCTCCGGATCGATGTCGTTGAATCCCTTTTCTTCACGCAGGAAGCGCCCGAATCGTGGATTACGGCAGAGCATCCCGGAAATTTGAATGGCTTTCGTAGCCTCAGATTCGCCGCTCTCGACCATTTTACGATCTAGCATAGCGATTGCTACCCATGCCTCGTTATCGGCCTTTGGCAGTCTGAATATGTCGAGGAACGAATCAGCTTGTTCCAGTGGGATTTCAATCACTACCTGAGCGACCCTTCGTGTCTTGATTACCTTGAAGTCGCTGTAACAACCTTGGAAAACTGCGTTGTCAGTCATGGGTCAATCTCCGATTAGATGTAATGGTGTGTTCTTCTGCCGTTGAACATTGATTCGCGTTTTGGTCTGCCAGACAACGAAGGTGATGCCATTCTCGAAAACGACCTCAACCAAGCCTTCCGGCAGCTTTTTGTTCTCGAATTTTTTTTTGAAAGATCGTAAGGCGCGAACAGCAAGAATCTCCTCGCCCTCACAGTTTATCAGCATAATGTTCATGTTACGTCCTCGTAAAATGGGCTTGAGTACCAAAGTTTTCGCGCTTCGTTTCTGCCAGCTTTCGGACTGCCGGACATCGATGCAAAGAAAGAATCTTCGTTACCGTGATCATGCAAGGCTCGATGGTGCTTCGCGCAAAGCGGGACAACATTTCGGTCGTTTGCTTTACGTCCCGTCCCTCGTCCGCCAGACCACGGACGCAATAGGTGATGGGCCTCGATTCCCCCGCTGCATTCGTACATGGGAAACAGGCAAGGTTGCTCTCTGACGTAATTGAGATGCTTTGCGTTCTCGTATCGTCTTGGCTTGATCCTGCCATATTTTTTACCCTTCGGAATTAGCATTATTCAGCACCGCGAAGTCCTGTATTGGTATAAAAGCGCATGGCTCTACGTCTTGAGAGTCGTTTCTGTCGGTTCTTCCGCCCATTCTGGTAATTACTTTTGGGTCATCCGGCAGCCGCCAGTATCCAATTTTATCAGTCCACCGAATGATAAGTAAAAACGGAATTCCTGTAAGGTCTCGAATCGCTTTCGCGTCAATAAGTTTGCCTAACGATATCATGTAATCCGGGTATTGCTCCATTGGATTTGTGCGACATTTTATTTCGCATGAAGCAACGGCATCTCCGGACCTGAGAAGCATGTAGTCTACACCGTATTTGATCGGGAGTTTTGCGGCTTCGGATTTCCATTTCTCGCATATCACTGAAAGAACAGACTCCTCGTTCTTCAAGTCGGCGGGGCTTTCGTATAATGGTCGGGCCAATTTCCTTACCTCAATGATCCGTGCGCCCGGAAAGTGCCGAAACACTTCCCGGACAATTGGATGATTTTTAACCTTTTTGCGATTTTGCAATTAGAATGCAATCAGAAAGGTATCTCGTCATTCAATTCGAAGCTTCCAGCGTCACGGTCGCCAGCGTCATCGTTCTGGTAAGAAACTGGATTTTTACCGCTATCCCGGCGGGGGTTGTCCCCGTCGAGATTGAATGACACGCTGGTAAAAGGCTGCCCGTTCTTAGACTCTTTTTTCCAGCCGGACATCCAGTATTCGAGGCCTTGGTATTCGATCTTTCCGGTAACGTCCGGCTGAGAATCTTTGGTCTTCCGCTCGTTGACGAAAACCGCGCCAAGCTTCTGATAGACCTCGTAAACCGTCTTCCCGGTCTTGGTCTTCGTTTCAAGGACGCAAAGCGTTTCGTCTTCGCCGCCGATGTTGCACGGTCCAGAGCGCAGCAGCTTTTGATTTGCGGCGTTAAACAGCGCCCCGGAATTTGTGTTGTCGTAATCAGGCATCATTGTTCTCCTGCATGAGTTGATCGAATTGCGCGAAAGATTGTTTCAACGTCTCTTTCGCTTTTGGCGTAAGGTCTCCGGAATCTTCAATGTCGCCCTTGACTCTGTTGATTTCGGCAGCATTGGCCTTGAGCAACCCTTGGATATTGCCCGTTTTTGTCTTGGCTTTGAGCGCCATCCCGTAAGGCTTGATGGCCGTAAAGGTCTGGGTGATGGTCATGTTCTTGTCGAACATCCGATATGGCGGGCCACTGTAATCATAGTCGAGCGTGGGATTTTGCCCCGGTAATTTTTGCTTCGGCATGGCGTCCGCATCGTCGGCAGCAACTGCCTTTCCGTTGACCTTGGCGATGATTTGGGCCTCTGGCTCTTGATCCCCGGTTGGAATCTTGAACAGCGTCCGCATAACGAATTTGTCAGCGTATGACATTGCGGAGCCAGCCGATTGTGCGCCCTGATAGGGGACAAAGACTGAGTGGCGAAGCGGAAAGTTCCACATCTCCCCGGATTCGTGGATGACGTAAAACGCGAATGTGACTTTCAGCGTCTTGCCGTCAGCAGAAATTCCGGAACACTCTTCGGTGGGGACGATTTGAATGCCATGCTCAGACAGAAGTGGGCGCAATTGCGCGTAATACCCGTCAATTGAGACGTAATCGTACCCTGCGAATTCGTTCCGTGCATCATAGACGAGTTTCGGAATATTTCTTTGGATTTCGCCCATGGCCTTCGCAATGGCTTTTGGCGGGGCGATGGTGCGCCCAACAAATTGATCGGCTGGGTGGTCTTGTTCGGTCATGAAAGTTCTCCGTATTTCCAGATATCAGCGGCAGCGGCGCGAGTCGTTTCGCCCCACATCCAATGATCAGTGTCGGGGAAGACTGCGTGGCAACATTCGAAAATGTCATCAGACAGGCTCAGTATTTTCTCAAGTGCCTTGGCTGCCATGATGAATTGTTTCATACCAGATTCGACCTCTTCCGGAGATAGTGAGAAAGAGCCTACCCCCTTCCTTGTGACGAAATCGATCCAAGGGCGGCGTCCGGTCGCCTCAGAGTAAATCGCCATTTGCCGCTTGTGAGCATTTGTCGGCTCTTTCGGCATAGTGGCCCCGGTCTTGATGTCCCGGACATCCTCTTCGTAAAGAAGATCGAAGTAACCGATAATCGGAACCGGGATGTCTTCAATCTCAATGCGAATTCGCCCCTGTTCCTCTTTAGCGAGATCGGAAAATTGGGCAAAGGCCTTCACGCCCTCATGGACGTAATCCGGTAGCGCCTTCATTTCCTTTTCGATCTTGCCTTCGTCGTGTTCATCTTCGGCGTTCTTCCAGCTTTGCGTAAAAGAATCCATTGCCAGCTTTTGCAGAGCATCCATGTTGTCTTGGAAGCCCTGCGTTGCGACAAGGGTAATCGGGCGCTCTGCCGCGATACCACGCCAAGCGGCGGGTCCGGCTTCGCCGTCTCTTATTCCTGCGATTTTTAGGAGAGCCAGTGCTGGCTGGGAGGTGAATGAGTTTATAGCCGATGCGCTTAGATAGCCTACACCATGCTTCTCAAAGTGATTCATGTTTTTACCTCATGGGTTTTTGTTATGGGAGCGGAGAATATCCCAATCTGGGGAATAGTCAACCCCCAAAATGGGGCTTGCTATTACGAAATGATACCGTATGATGGCGCAAGAAATCTTGATATTTGTAAAGAAATCTTGCAATGAAACTAGGTCACTGGCTCAAAAAGAATCGTATCACTGCCCGCGAGTTCGGCGCGTCCATTGGCGCGTCCAAGGGTGCTGTACAAAAATGGGTCAGTGGAGAGAGATTCCCTCGTCCGAAACATTTGTTAAAGATCAAAAATGCCACGAAAAATGAAGTCACCCCCAAAGACTTCCTCCAAATACAAGAATCGGAAAGTCACGATTGATGACATACGGTTCGACTCCAAGAAAGAAGGTGATCGATACCTTGAATTGAAGCTGTTGCTTCGTGCGGGGCAGATTTCTCATCTAAAGCTGCAACCCGAATTCAAGATGGTTCATCACGGAATCTTGATCTGTAAATACAGGGCAGATTTTGAGTACCGCGAAAACGGCAAAATCGTCGTAGAAGATGTAAAATCGGAATATACCCGGACGCTGCCTGTGTACCGAATCAAAAAAAAGATGATGAAGGCATTTTACGGGGTTGACGTAAGGGAGGTTTAGCCGCAACATTCTTTCTCACCTTGGACTTCCAAGGCCTCCCTGAAACTGCCCCGGCTTCGGTCGGGGATTTTTTTGCTTGCGCTCAGAATCCATCCTGATATTTATTGTTGGCGGCGAAAAAAGCAGGGGGTCATGTCCCTGTCGGCTTCGCACCTTGGCCCGCCGCCATCTTATCAAGGTGCTAAAGGAAAAGGTGCTATGTCAAAAGCGCGATACATCCCATTTTATCCAGACGAATTTCTTGCCGGGATATCCGGCCAGATGACGCCTGAACAGATCGGCGCGTATTGGACTATTTGCTCACTGATTTATAGCCGTGGAAAGTCGATAAAAAACGACCCAAAATGGATTGGCAACCTCATGGGCGGCACTCATTGGCGGACTGCCGAGAGGCTCATAAGAGAGTTGCATGACATGGGCAAGATAGACGCAAGCGGGCCGCAACTAGGGGTGCAAAGGTGCCGCAACGAGCTTGCAAGAGCGGCGCAGAAGGCGAGCAAGAACAGCGCAAACGGGGCGCAAGGGGGCCGCCCATCCAACAAAATCAATGACTTAGAAAAGCGAACGGTTTCCAAGAAAAAAAGGCAACCAGAACCAGAACCAGAACTAGAACCAGAAGATAAAGATAAATCTTTATCTGTAGCGGCTAAGGCCGCGCCAAAAAAAAGAGGGGCAAGATTGCCCGTAAATTTTGAGGCTCCGGAAGAGTGGTTTGAATGGGGCAGGGAGCAGGGATACTCAGACAGCTTGATGTCGAGAGAGTTGGCAAAAATGATCGATTGGAGCCAGAACTCAGACAAGGGTGCCAAGAAAGATTGGTTGGCGGCTTGGAGAAATTGGCTTAGGAACAATAACCCGGACCTTCGGACAACGTCCGGTGCATCGCAGAAGATCAAGTCGATGAGTAAAAATCAGTTGGCAGGATAACGGAGAGACCAAAAATGCAAGATTTAATTGAACAGAAGATCAAGCTACGATCCTATCATCCGGGCAGCTACAAATCGAAATGCCCGAATTGCGAACACACACGGAAAGCCAAAAACAAGCACGACGAGCCGCTTTCAATCACGATTGAGCCGGACGGTGGCTACGTCTTCAATTGCCACAATTGCGGTCATAGCGGCGGCAAGGGGCGGCCAAAATCGCCGACACAGCGCGAGTATCGCAAGCCGGAGCCGCCAGCGCCATCCCCAAGCGACAAGATGCACAGGTGGTTCGCAGGGCGCGGCATAAACCAAGCTACGACCGACAAGATGGGCATTTTCCGTACGGAACGGCGAATTGGCGGGAAAGAGGAACCTGTCATCGCGTTTCCCTACACAATCGACGGCGAATTGGCGAATATCAAATACCGCACGGCGGACAAGCGTTTTACTCAGGAGCCGGGGGCGCAGAGGAGCCTTTACAACATCGACTCGGTAAAGGATCGATGGTTTCCTGACGTATCCCCTGATGCGATCCGAATCAGCGCCGGAGACCCTATAAAAACCGTCATTTTTGTTGAGGGCGAGATGGATGTTCTGGCGGTAATAGAGGCCGGATATAGCTACGTTGTTTCCCTGCCTGACGGCGCACCTTCTGAGGCGAAATTTGATGAATCTGACAAGCGTTTCGAGGCCTTGAATTCGCACCCTTGGCTCATGGAAGCGGAGAAAGTAATTCTCGCCGGGGACATGGACGGACCCGGAAAGGCGCTTTCCGATGAGTTGATCTACCGATTTGGGAAGGACCGATGCTTTCGCGTCTCGTGGCCCAACCTTCATGATGTCGAATGCAAGGATGCAAACGAGACGCTCGTTGACCACGGTCCGGATATCGTTCGCGAGTGCATAGATTTAGCGGAGGGTTTCCCGATTGAGGGGATTGTCCCTTTCGGCGGGATACGCAGTGAACTTCTCAAGATTTACCGGGGAGAACACGCAAAGCCGCTATCTATTGGATTCCCGGGGTTAGATGACATTTACAAAATCCTGCCGGGAACATTCCATGTTGTGACGGGCATCCCAAACCACGGGAAATCGAATTTTGTTGACCAGATCATGATCAACATGATCCGTGACCACAATTGGAAATTCGCGATCTTTTCGCCGGAACATTCAAGCGCCATGCACGGTCGGCGGATTGTAGAAAAACTGGCAATGAAACCATTTGATCCGGGCATAAACGAGCGGATGACCGAGGCGGAACTTGAAAGTGCTATTCGAAGGGTTGAAGAGAGTATTTTCTTTTTCGAAAGCCGGGAGTCACGCCCTGATATTGATTGGTTGCTATCGAAGGCTAAGGCGGCTTGTTATCGGCACGGCATTAACGGAATCATCATCGATCCGTACAATGAAATCGATTCCGCACGGCAATCAGGGAAGCGAGAGGACGAACACATTCGCGATCTGATTTCGGCCTGTAAAAAATTCATCAAATACCATGACCTAACGATGTGGATGGTCGCTCACCCCGCGAAGATGCGGCGCGATGACGATGGCTCTTACGCAGTCCCGACTATGTACGACATCTCAGGGGCGGCACACTGGAACAATATGGCGGACGTTGGCCTTGTGATTCATAGGGACTTCGACAACGACCAGACCCATGTGATCACCCGAAAGATCAGGGAACAAGGGCTTTACGGATCGATTGGGGAATGCGCTTTCAGATTTGATACCGGGCGGCGGGAATACACGGAAATCCGCGAACAGCCACAATCGTCTTACAGGCGCGATATTGATGATTGAGTTGCGATTCAGAGAATGGTAATTTCGAAGCTGGTCGGGTTCTTGCATTCCCGGTCAGTCTCCGTTGGGGGAGGGGTTTGGTCGCCCCTCCCCTTTTAATTTGCGTCACGGACGATATCTGCCACCAATCGCCAATCGTAATTTAGCTTTGTAATAGTCATGTTCGCATTGTGATTCGGCTGGAACATCGAATTCGTGTCTTTGTATCTGCCGGATTCGATTGTATTCATCCAGATCGTAAAGTCTGCACCGAATATTTCTCTGGTTTTCTCGGTCGGGCAGACGAAATCACAAAGAACTATGTTTCCGTTTCCGGATTCAAATTCGCATAAGTGGCGCATTCTCAACGCTTGGCGCAATCGTGCGGCGGGGCTGAAATCCCAATCATTCGCCATGTTTCTTACGGCATCCGCGTTGAACCACGCGCAATTGAGTTCGATTTTTAGCAGTTTGCAGAGAGTTGTTTTCCCGGACCCCGGAAGGCCCATAACCAAGACTTTCATTTTACCTCCAATTACCTCCAAAAAGTTCCACGTCTCGGGGTAAACGTGAAAAAAAAGGGGGATAAAATATACCCC